ATTAACAGCCATGCTTTGCGATACAGTGTCATAGCCTGATTGTAGGTGATAGTAGGCTGGCAACCAATGGCTGCTCTCCACCCACAACGGACGTCCGCTATCGCCCAATTGCGGACATTGTCGATGTAAGGATTTGAGCGCATCATCTGCCTATGACCTATAAGCCATTTAGCCGATGCGCCCCTTGGCTGGCCGCGTTTTCTCTCATCGCGGCGCTGTCGGTTAGCGGATGCAGGAAATCTGAGCATGTGCTCGTTCTCGGTCCGTGCTGGAACGTCAATGATCTTCAGCCAATGAACGTGAGAGGTGCTGGAGTATTCCTGACAAGCATGGAGGGCCTCGCTCTGGAGTCTTTCGGATGCAGTGACAGGCGGGGGCGTAATAGGTTTGAGCTCAGTAAGGAGGCCGATCATACGCTACGAAGCTTCTTATCGTCGGAGAAAAGACATTCTCGTGCAATATCTATGAAGTTCGCGGGAACCATCGATAAAACGTGGAGCGGTAACGTTCTTTACATCGAGCATTTGTCAGACGTGCGAGGCTCAGCAGAGCCCAAATGGATAGACGATCTACGGAAGAAATTAGAACATCGCAGTGCGCGGTAAGTTCTGTCCACTTCCCGACTAACTTTGCCGTTCACGCTATCGACCCACTCGCTCAACGTCTTTGTTGAAATCAGCGCGGCTTAACGTCACGCACCTCACGGATGCTCTCGCTAAACTGGTCAGCCCAGGCTTTCATCTGCTCCAGCGTTTCCTTGTGGTTCTTTTCCATGGTCGCTTCGATCCGGGCCTGTCCCTTCTCGATATTCTGCTGACCGATCTCCAGCTTTACGATACGCTCCACGTCCGCAGTGCGGTTGTTCGCAACCACCATGATCTCTTGCTTGAGACCCTTGGCGTCGTGAATGATTTCACCAAGCTCCTTGTTCAACGCGTCGTGGCTGAGCTTGTGGAAGTCGGCATCTTCCTTGCGTCGCTTGTCGGCTCGCTTCTCGATAAGAGCAAAGACCGCGCAGACCATGAGGATGAACGCCCCAAGCTCCATCCAGCTTTTGGGCTCCATAAGCGGGTTGGGGGCGGGCACAACGGTGCTGCTCGTCAGGCTGGTGCTCAACGTGACAGGCGTGCCTTGCGTGCTAGTCGTGGCAGCTGTCGAGTTATCCGACATTCGTAGCATCCTGCTCGACGGTGCCAGGTCCCCAGCCAGCGAGCATACCTGCTGCGCCGATCATCGCTAGAGCAGTGTCACCATCGACGTGCATACCAAGGAACGCGAAGCCTGCGGTGATGCCGGTTGCGGCTAGAACACGCAGCTTAGGGCTCTGTGTCACTGCGCTGAAGAGCGTGCCCGCATGTTTGATCAACTTCTTCATCTTCATGGGGCTTATCTCCCTCTTATGGTTGTTGGGCTCTGTGCCAGTATTTAAGTTTTCGGATCAGAGGGATGGGGCCAGTCCACCGCGACAGCGTTCGCTACCTCAGCAAGGTTACTAGCCTTCCCGAGAGCAGCCTTTGCGCCCATCCTCGCGCCTTCAATGCGCGCACCGATGATTGTCCAATCTGATGCCTTCTCTAGAACCTCACTGACTAGGTCCGAGACTGTCATCCCAACTGCGCTTGCCTCAGCGGAGAGGAATGGTGTCGAGACTGAGTTGTCAGCTAGGTAAGCTTTGGCCTCTTCGACTTTGGCAGTGTAGGTAATCGCTTGACCCGAACCAGCAGTGAGATAACGCAAGCGCGTTACTTCTGCCGCTCTATCAATCTGCAGCGCCGCAGCTGCTCGGATTTTTTCAAGATCGAGTGGGTAGCTGTTGAACACAGGAAGGCTGACAACCATTGTTGCTAGATGCTTGGGCAGCATACTCTTTTGTAGAAGTGCTGAGTTCTCGAGGCCTTGTCCGCGTGTCTTCTCTTCGCCAGTAGTCTTGTCGTAAACAATATAGAATTCCATCTCTTTCCTCTGCGCTCAGCGCTTAATCTCATGAACTTTGATGATACTTCCGGCTTCTGCGAACATCTGGCCGTCTGGCTCTTGTCGAAAGAAGTCGATTGCAATGGTGTAGACGCCGGGTGCCCAGCCAGTGGCGATCCAGTTCAGGGCGATCGGAACTTGAAAGTTGCTGCCAGCACCAACCATCCAGATAGGGAAGTTATCTTCCGTCGCCCCATTGTTGAGGTTCATGACGCGGAATTGTCCCTGGATATCGTCTGTTGATCTCATTCGAAGGTTGGCAACGAGATCGATGGAGCTTTCCTGAACAAACTTTTCAAATGTCAGCTGCACGACGCGGGTTGTTTGGTTTGATGGTAGGAAGGTTTGATCGGAAGTTCTCACAAACTGCACCGACTGCGCGGCGTTACCAGCAAGCTTTGATGTTCTGATCGTCCCATCAACCGTAAGGTCTCCGCTGATCGTCACATTGCCGATGATGTCCACACCGGCTTGTGTGTTGCCGTTCTTGTCGAAGGCGTAGACGGTCAGCTGAGCGCGGCCATTGCCCGCAACCGCTTCTTTGCTCCATCGTGCTCCGGTCACACGATCGAACGCTGTAGCGGCAACTTGCTCTACAGTATTGAGGCGTGCGCTCTGTCCGCCAGCGTCGACTGCGAGGATGCTTTTTACCTGTGCCGCTGCTGCGCCTGCACCAGCTGCCACGGTCTCGACATTCTTGATGTAAGCCTGTGCAGCGGTGAGACCAGCACCACCGCCGGCTGGCCTGTATGGACTCGGCTCTGTTTGCTCTGGTGCAGCCAAGCAAAGCTGCGGGCGAAGCATGAAGGCCCACGAAAGATCGTTTCGTCCAGGAAGGGCGAGGTATAGACCCTTGCCGAACACCAAGCGCGCAAAACGGGCATCCGTTGGAACCTGAGCCTTCGTCCAAACTCGCTTCCAGCCGTCCAAGTTGTTGGTGCCGAAGTGTGCGTTTGCTGGAATGGTCTCGCTCGTCGCTGCATCACGCAAGTAGGTGTCGTTGTCAGCACCCCACTGCAACACGAGCGTTGCCGTGCATTCGCGAGCAGCAAGCCAGGCAGAGATCTGTATCCATTTACCAGGCTCTACAGCGACCCAATCGCTAACAACGGCTGCATTGAAATCGCCGTTCTTCTGCTGACATAACAGGCCCATGTAGCGTGTGCCTTGCACCCGCTGGTTGGCGTTATCGACGCCCCAGTAGAATTGGTCCGGAGTGCTGGTTACTAGGCCCCAGCCGGGGAAGGCTGCTTTGTCACCGCTGCTTGCAAAGTCGCTGTTGTTGAGCAGATTGCCGCCAAGATCAGCAGCAACGCCGATGGAGCTGAGCGCTTGGGCGACGGTCGCATCATTGGGCAGATCACCAAGTTTCGCGATGATGCCGTTTGTGCGCTCATCGATAATGTCGATTGTATCGTGCGCGGCGTTGATGCGATCAACGACCTCGTCGGCAGTCGAGTTGCCGACCGGCGTCCCCGAAGGAGCACCGACAGTTGCAAAGTCCTGAGGCTTTCCTTCACCGCTGATGTTGCGCCAGTAGGTCGATGCCTCGACGATCTTGTTCCAGAGGGTTTGGCGTGTGCTGTAAACATCAACGAACTTCTGACGGAACTCTGCGCCGTTGATGGGCGTGTCCTGCTCCAAATCGGTGTATGCCGGATTGAGGCTTTCCAAGTAGACACGTAGCGTGTCGATCGACGCCACATAGAGGTCGCGCTCACTCGTCACTCCTAAGCCAGTAGCTTGTGCAGCGATGCTGGGCTGTTCCGCGAGTAGGCCTTGTAGCTCGCGCAGGGTAATGGCTTTGTCCGAGCGGTCCAAAACGTTATCGTCTGAGATCGCTGTAAGCCGATCAATTGCCGCCTGCGCCTGCGCTGCTGCCTCATCTGCCGCCGACTTCGCGGCCTCTAGAGCTTCGCTGAACGCCTCCATCTGCGTTCTGTCGAGCAACGTTGGTGAAATATCGTTTGCGCCATGGACGCCCCAGCAGGGATCATAGCCGACGCGGACCTTGTAGATAGGCGCGGCGCTGTTGAGTTCGCGGTAGTCCTTGACCAGTGGAGTGGCGCTGCGATCTGCCTTGAGAACAACGGGTGTTTTCTCGGCCAAGTAGTCCATGACGCGCCAGGTGCCGGTGCCGTCTGCAAACAGCACACCAGCCGAATGGAACGCTGCCATGCGCGCAAGCTCGCCCACGGTGATCTGCTCGGTGGTGTAGTAGGACCAAGGACCGCTCTGACTTAGAGTGAGGGTGCTGATCTTGGCCGCAGGCACACCGGCAAAAAGTAGTAGATCGCGAATGATCTGCGTGCTTGTGCTGCTACCTACGACGACGTCGGCACTGACCTTTTTGCTCGGCGTGCCACCGAGGCGAAACATACCCAGCGCGTAGCACGTGGCCCATTCACCAGGCACCAGGGGGGCGTTTGCCAAGTCGATGTAGGAGCCATGGTTGCCCTTGTTGCGCGCAGGGTCGAGCAGCTGGGCAAATTCATATGGCGTGATAGAAGCAACGGAGCCGTAGCCGTGAACCTGGTAGATCCAATGCGCGGCATCGACGAGGATGGGTTCTACGGATTGCGCGTTTCCCACTGCAAACGGTTTGAGAGTGCCCTTAAGCCCGACATCGCCTTCTGCTGATCCAGAGCCAGAATACTCGGCTGAGAGCAAAGGGCGGTTGAGCGTAGCGTCGGGGCCGAGCAGGCCGACCGTGGCGATTGCCGCTTGTCGATCGAGGCTGGAGACCGATCCCTCGAACACCTGCTTGTAGGTGGAGAAGTCGCCTTCTTCCCCGGTCTGAACGAACACCCGACCGAGCGCACCATTCCATTCGTATGCTGACCAAGCCTCGTTCTCGTGCGTGGCTCCGATACGGAAGCTGATAGACTGATGATTGATCTCGCCTTGGGAAAAGACGCCATCCTGCGCCCAGCTTCCAGCGGTGCTGTGACGCTTCGTGATGAGGGGGAGCCACTGGTAGCCGTTTAGCTGAACACCGGCTGGCGTGGCGCTGGCACTTGCCATGCGTAGAGTAAGGGGAGTGGAACCGTTTAGGACGGTGACTTCAAATAGGAGGTTCGCCATTCACTATTTAAGCTGCGGACGTTACTCGTTAACGATTGTGAGCTCCAGGGCGACGACACTGGTTTGATGGTGGCAGATAAGACCTACCAGCGATAAAAGGGAATAGAAGCACCTGTATCTTTACCCATGCAGCATTTCATATAAAGGGCACTATGTTGACGTTGGCATGGCAGACTAGGGATAGCCTTTTGAAAATTCGCTACAGCGTTGCGCTGCTTAGCCTCGCCGTCTGCAGCGGCACCGCGCATGCACAGGCATCTGGTGATCGCACTTTACTGCTGCGCGGAAGATGTGCTCCCACTTCAGGGATCGAGGAGGCTGGTAAGCTTACGGCTTACGAGTGCGACAGCGCGGTTTATACAGAAAATGCCGCTGACCAGGACGGCTTCGTGCAGTTCGTTGCCTCAAACTCGCCAGACGATCCCCCGTTCGCGTTCGCTGGCGACCTATCCTCCGGTCAGCTAAACGTGTCACGCCTTTACATGCGTCGGACAAAAGCGGTTCCTGCCGAGCAAGGCTTCTGCTTCGTAAATCGTGTGGCGTCCGGCGCGATAGAGAGCATCGCCTGTGGCGCCAAAGCCTCTGAAGGGGGTCTTACGACTAAGGCAGTGATCGGCTTCCAGGTCACATCGCAGGAAGACATAACTGCAGGATTGAATGGCTCCGCAAGCAAGGCGCCAAGTCAGTCGGCTTCGGCAAGCACAGCAGGGTTACGGTTGAACTGCTCAGGTTACTCCAACCTGGTCCATGCTAATCAGACTTTCAAATTTAATATCAACGAAGGTGCCGGCGTATTCTCGGGGACAATGGACACTTTGCGAGAGATATCTGGTAATGTAAGCGTTAAAGGTGATGTTATTACCTTGACGTTTGAAGATCGAACAAAGATGCTGTATACCGCTTGGATAGACCGTAGCGACGGGAGCTTTAAGCTCGACCGTAGTAACGACAAACTCTATCTTCCGAACGATGTCACCGGAACTTGCGCGAAGAGTGCGGGGAACGCATTTTAGGCCTCAACAAGGTCGCGCCTGCAGCTGGGATCTACTAGAGCGTTTTTAGCTGACGCTTAGAACACCGAACTCGACAATGTTGAAGTCTGCGACCGGACTAGAACCCTTTGCAGGGCTGCTGACCACGCGACAGAACACTGCCTGGGCCTGGAGGTAGGAAACGCTATCGTCGGGGATGAAGACGAAGGCGCGGCTCTTGCCCACGTAGCGGAGGAACGGATGCCAATTGCCATAGTAGGCGGCATCCTTGATGCCATCGAGCGTGACCTTCCAGCCGACGCGCACGTTGTAGCGGTCCACGGTCGTGTAGCCAGGGCCGTCTTCGATTACGCTCGTGTCCTCGAACGTCTGCTCAGCACCGACACTGACGCCATCGTGGTCGATGCGCTTTCCGATGACCAAGCGGCTGGCCTGCACGTAACCGGTCGCATTGCCGTTGCTGGTGATGATGAGGCGAACGAACGAGCTGGCCACTGCCGCGTTCAAGGCCTTGAACGACAGCGCGCCATTCGTCGGAGCGGTGCCCGACCATGCGGTGAAAGTTTGATCCACTGTGAGGTTCGTTGCGTTAGTGACATCGGCCTGGCTAGGGCCTGCCATGACGCGGATTGTGTCGCTGGCACGTAGGTTCGATCCGACAAGGCAAACGGTATCCCAAGCAGGGCCGTCGAGCAGCTGGACCGTTACGCTTACGGATGTCAAGTTCGAGGAGCGCCAAACCATTCCAGGTTCGTCTACGCGCAAGTTCTGGGCGAGGGCGGTTGAGCCCTGGTTGGCTGCAAGGACGGTGAAGGCCATAGGCGCGACGAGGATAACACTCATGATCCGCGCACCTGCAACGTAGTGGTGTTCGCCTCGTAGTCGGTCGTGAAGTTCATCAGCTTGAGCGTGCGTCCATCCGTGGCCAGCGAGGGCAAGTCCGCAATGAAGCGCGGCACGCCATCCGCAAGCGTGTCGAGGTCGATCACACCTTCGATGACCACCTCGAAAACACGAGGCCGCTTGTTCTCAGCCAGGTAGGCATCGGCCAGAGATTGCGCCCTGGTCTGATCGAGGTTGGTGTTGATCTCAACCGTGCGAGCGGACGGGTTGCGACCAAGAACACTGTCGCCCTTCGCGGTCGCATAACGGTATTCCTGCTGCACAAATGAAGCGCGGTTCGTGTCGGAAAGTGTAGGCATCTGTTATTTAAGGCTCCTTAGAATGCTTGAGTGGCCCTGCCGTTTGACACGCCCACACTGTTGCCGTTCGCCGCTGCTGGCACATACATGCCGCCTGAGACCGCAGCCGCGATCTGGCGCAGGTAGTCGTTCGAGATACCAATCTGAGCCGTGACCGCATTGGTCTGGTCGACGATTGCAGTGGTGGTGCTGGACGCCACTGCCGAGTTGAACGCGCCCGTCGCGTTGGTGATCGCGCTGTTGGTGATGCCGGTGAGCTTGCTCACCACGTCCTGATACTGAGCGGTGTTGGTGCCGTAGACATCGCCAGCGTTGCCCATGATCTTCTGGGCAAGCACGGTGAAGTCGTCTTGGTTGATAGTCTTACCTGCGGCCAAGTCGTTCTGGTAGGAACCCAGCTTGGCCATGTTGGTGTTCAGCTGCGTCAATGCGCTCACGCCACCAGCATCGCCGGTCAGATCATCTAGCAGTTCTTGGAACCCGCTGACCTGATCCTTGAAGGCAGCGTCGAGCTTCTTGGCCCGGTAAGCCTCAAAGTTGGCCATGTTCTCAGATGAAGCGCCAACTTCCAACATGGTCTTCTTCAAGCTGTCTAGGGGCTTGATGATCGCATCCACGGCTGCACCGACTGGATCAATCATCGACTTGTAGTCGTCCATCGCAGCGGTCCAGTCCTGTGCGAACTTGATCGCCGCATCCTGGCTGAGCTTCTGTAGGGCGTTCTGGACCAGAGGACTTAGGCCCTTAATCGCTCCATCCTTGATCGCGTCTTCGATCGCGAACTGGATTGCGTCAGCTTCGCCGTCCTTGCCGAACGCACTTACGTCGCTGTAGCTCTTCTTCAGCTTGCCAGAACGTCCGGTGGTGGACACGCGCCACTTGCCATCAACCTGGCCAATCGAAACATTATAGTCGCCAACAGTTCCGCCCAAGCTACTTGCCAGCTGGGAAAGAGCGTCTTGCACGCTACCTGCGGCTCCTGTCGCGCCTTTCTTAGTAGAGCTTGAGTTGCCCTTGACCGTGGGATCGCCAGAGCCGGTTAGGACTGCGGTTCCATACTTGGTCTTCTTAAGCAGACCACCCAGGATGCTACCTGCCACGCTACCGATGGCGGCACCGATTGGGCCAAAGAACGCGCCACCAAGAGCACCGCCAAGTTGCGCGCCCGTCTGGCTGCTCTTGAAGCCAAGAGCCTTACCAATTGGCGCGAGAGCGCTGTTGATGTTCTTACCAATCTCCGCACCCGCGACCGCGCCACCGACAGCCTTGCCCATGCCCTGCACGAACTTGCTCTTGGAGCCGCCGAAGATTTCGTTGAACTGGTCCGCGATGCCGTTCTTGGTCTTGTCGAAGTTGCCGATGCTGTCGCCAATCGAACCAAGCTTGTTCAGGAACGCGCCGAGCTTGCCGCCAAGCCTGTCGCCGATCTCGCTCAGGAGATTGGCAGCACGTCCGACCTTGCGCTCGAAGTCCGTGCCGATCTCGGCCATCTTGTCTTTGAACTCGTCAACGGCCTTCTTCATGCCAGCGTTGAATTCGTCCGTGCTCATCCTCTTACCGTCCTGAGGGTTGACCCAGGCGGCTAGCAGGTTGCGCTTCCTGTCCTCGTATTTCGTGTTCGCTGCCGCGCGCTGGGCACCGATGGTGCCGTGCGTTTCGACTGCGGCCTTGGCGTAGCTGTAGCCATCGTTGGCCATGTCGCGGACCTTGGCCAGCTGGTCGTCGAGCGCCTTGTTCTGGTCCTTGAGGATTCCGAGGCGTGCCAGGTCTGCACGAAGCTGCGCTTCCGCTGCCTTCCATGCGTCAGTTTGCAAGTCGGCCTGCGTAGCGCCAGCGATGATAGCGGCAGCGCGCTTGTCGAGGACGGCCTTCTCTACGTCGAGCTGGTTTTCCGACGCACCGGCACGACGCAGGGTCAGCAATGCTTCCTGATCCGCGATGTCGAGGAATGCCTTCTGGTGATCAACAGCTAGGCCGGTGAGCAGCTTGGCGATGCGCGCCTGCTGCAAAAGGTCGGCCAAGCGGGCCTTTTCAGCCGCATTGATGTCGCGCCCGAGGATCTTCTGTAGCTCTAGCTGTTTGCGATAGTTCTCGGCTTCAACGGGCAGGAGCTTGGCCGTATCGACCTCGCCCTGGAGGGTCTTCCAGAACTCGGCTTCAGCCTTTGCCTTCTTCTCGGCGTCCGAAGCGCCGCTATCCTTCTTGCCCTTACCGGCGTTCTTGTCCTGGCCCAGCGCCTTGTAGTCGATGTTACCGGCTGCACCGCGTCCCGCCGCGTTGTCGATCCACGCGCGGTTTGCCTTCTGGTTGCCGTAGGTCGCCTTGGCACCCTGCCAGGTCGCAGCCATGGCCTTCTGAGTGTTCTTGAGCGAGAGGTCGACCTTACCCCAGCCCGAGAAGTCGCCAGTGAGGGACTTGGCAAGGGCCTGGCCTGCGGAGATGAAAGCGCCCTTGATCTCGTTTAGGGCTGCTTTGAAAATGTTGGGCAGCTGGTTAGCCACGAACTGCGCGGCACGCAGGATGCCAACGAGGCTTTCGCCCGCGCTCTGGCCGGTGCTCTGGAAGCTGGGAACGAACCAGCTGAAGACCTGGCCGAACGCCGCGTTGATGTAGCTGGCCGTGGTGCCAACGACCTGACCGATGAAGCCGAACACGCTGCCGGCGATGGAGCCGACGACGCTGATGCCCTGGCCGATGAAGCTGAGGACCACGGATAGCTTCTCGATGGCGGAATAGCCGTTATCCGTGTTGGTCACGAGACCGGAGGTCATCTGCGCGAACGCGGTGCCGATGGACCAAACGACGCTTACGATGCCGCCGAGGATATCACCCAGGGCGCGGAGCACGGGAGTGGCAGTGCCAACGCCATCTGCGATCTGGTTGGCGATGTTTGCGATGGACTTACCAAGCTGGCCTTCACCGATGGCGGCGAACGCGAGGAAGGCCTTATCTTCCAAGTTCGAGAACGCACCGCTGATCGTCGCCATCTGACGGTCCATGGCACCGCCAAAGTTCGTCTTGCCGATGCCGACGATGTAGTCCTGGATTTCCTTGCTGTTCTTCTTGACCGAAGTGGTGACGCCCTGGAACGTGAACGCTACGTTGTCGCCGCTCTGCTTGGCCTTGATGCCGAACTCTTTCAGACGCTCGAACTCGCCGGTTGTCGCATCGGCAACCGCTTCGATCATCTGGCTCATGTTCTTGCCCATGGCCGCTGCGGTGTTGCCGTAGCTGGTCATGATGTCCTTGCTCGTCGCTAATCCGAGAGCACGAAGCTTGATGAAGCCTTCTACCGATTGGCCGAGAGTGAACGGGGTGCTGTTGGCGAAGTTGACGAGGCCTGCATAGGCACTCTTCGCGCCCTCTGTGCTCTTCGTCACAGTGAGTAGGTTAGCCTGCCAAAGCTGGGTTTGCTTTGCTGCTTCGATGGACTTCGCAGCCAAGGCACCAATGGCGAGTGCGACAGTTCCGATGACCGCAGCCATTGGACCCATGCCAGCGAGCTCGGAAAGTAGACCGCCTACTTCGGGAGTAGCACCAGCCGCTTTGTTCCTGATCTCATCGAAGACACTGCCCAGGACGCCTCCATGACCAGCTGCGCTGCTCATGCTCTTGCCGATCTTGTCGAAGGTGCCTGCTAGGTTGTCGTTGGCGGCACCAACGGAACGGCTCTTGCCGTTGATCTTGTCTAAAGCAGCATTAACGCGGTTAGCGCCGCTCTCTGCGCCAGTGGCGACGATATCAACTCTAATCTGTGCTGTTGCGTCGCTCATTGCGCCTCCCTGGCAAACACTCGTGCGAGTATTTACCGAGAGGTCTGGTGCTCACTGGTTCTGCTTGCTGTTCTTCTCGGCTTGCTTGCCGATGAAGTGACTATCTAGTCGGCGCATGATCCACACGAATGCGCGGCGTTCTTCCTCGATCAATCTCAACTCGACATCAGCATACCAGTGCATCTTGTCGATTGGGATGGGTCCGAGTGCCATGCTGTTGATACGGGTTGTGCTTAGGTCCCAGAACGCTTCCCAGAGTAGCGGACGCTCAAGGACAGGAGCATCGGCCATCTTCGCTATGGCGTAGTCGTCGCCCTTCGCAGCATCTTGGGTAAGTTCAGCGCCATTCTTGAAAACCCACCAGTCAAGGAAGGCGATCAGTTTCCCGCGTCGTCTTCCTGAGTAGCGGCTGGCGTCACCGCGCGGTAGTTTGTCACGTCCTGGCTGCGGGCGATAAGCTCGCCAGTGAACCATGCGTTATCCTCGTCGCTCAGGTAATCGAACGCCAATTCCTTGCTGAAGGAGATTTCCTTGTCATCGGCGTCAAGCACGCCATCCCAGCCGTGAACACAGACCTGCACGAATGCGTAGACGCCCGCGTTCTTGCCCTTAGCCTGCTTGTCGTCGCCATGCTCGCGCAGGTAGCGGTCGTTCTCGACCTTAAGGAACTTGTTGTGAATGTCGAAGAGCGAGGTAGTCCAGATACCATAATCGTTGCCAACTTCGTCAACGATGTGGTGCGGGACGCCCTTTGCAGCCTTGGCAGTGTCGAAGCGAACATGCTTCTTGAATATGGGCTTGGTGGTCTTGGTGGTCATAGTTTGAACCCCTTTATAGTTTCAAACTACTTATCGCGAGGTTCCGAACGAGACTTGAAGCATCTGGCATCTGGAGCTCCAATCATGATGGCCGTCTAGGAGGTCCGTTATGAACCCAAACGCTGCCTCTAGCGTATCGGCGATAACTCTGCTCAGGTGGTGCGGCTTAAGCTAGACGCGATTCAGGGATAGGGCATGAACAGATTGGTCTTCTTCTCAGGTCTCGCGCTGGTGACTGCGAGCTGTGCCGATGAGGCATCTAAGAAGCCAGGTGCCGGTCAGGTCTCTGCATCGTCGAGTATCATCCGAGGCGTCTACGTGAGCGGCTTCGAAAAGAGCGCTCTGACACCATGTCCATCACGAGACCATTGCGCCGAACCGACAACGATGAGCACCACTTGTTGGACGAACTTTTCCGAAAAGGGAGCAGCTGCATTCGATCGCTTAGCCGCTCGTTTCGACGTGGGGGACTACACACCATTCTGGCTCGAAGGCAGAGCGATACGGACGCCTGGCAAGGGACCGTTTGGTCATCTAGGTGGATATGCCTGCGAGATCGAGATCGTCGATGTTACAGTGTTGGATGACCGACCGCCTTTTCGATTTGGGCCCCCCCCTTACCATAGCGACGCCAATTAGCGGTTAGAATCGAATAGAAATGGCGCGACCCGAAAGCCGCGCCATCGATGTGACTAATTGCAAAGGGGCTAGGTCACAAACTCAGAGTTGCGTGATATACATATCGGCAAGAGCGACGCTGTCGTAAGCGCCGGTGACTGTGATGTTCACGTAGGCGCTCTCGCTGTCGAGCTCGGTGCTAGGGATGCTTGCCTGGCCGAAGACGTAGAAGCCATACCCTGCGCCGACTGGACCGATGTTGAAGCTGAAAGCCTGGCGTTCGCCGGTCAGAAGGGCCTCGACCGCAAAGCTGTCGCGATAAGCGCGCATGGTTAGGGTAGCGGATCGCTGCTCGCTTGGAGCGTTGCCCAGCGAGGTAAGGCTACCAAGCTTGTAGCGGTTCACGCGAGGCTGACCCCATTCCAGCGTCAGGTTCTTGAACGCCAGGGTCGAGTTGCCAGCAACGACGATATTGTTGATGTCCTTGAACGTGAACTCGTAAGCGGCGGCGGGAAGGTCGGTTGCTGCCAGAGCGATGTCGCTGGTTAGCAAGTCCTGTGCTGCCGCCATCATTTCGAAGCTGATGGTCGCGCCTTCGCCAGCGGTTGCGGAAAGCGAAGCCTGGGTAACGGTGCTGCCCTTTGCCACGTCGAGCAGCGCGTTGGTTGCCGATCCGGGCTGTAGAAGCTGAGCAACCGAGAATGTGCTGTCCGTGGTGCCAGGCTTAAGGGTCTTGGTGCCCGTGGTGGTGAACTTGCCGCGCAGCGAGCTCTCCAGCAGCTGGTGGTAAGCAGGGCTGAACATCATCGGCATTTCGATGGTGCCCTGGCCGGTGATTGGACCGCGCTGCGAACCATTCTTCGCACCATTAGGACGAACTGCGTTGGAAGCGATGTCTGCGCTAGTGAAGCTAATTAGGTTCTGGCTGGTGACAGGCAGGATGTAGCGAGTTCCGGTCGTTGGCGTAGCGCCAGCTACAGTCTCCAGAAGGATCGAAGTCTGACGATCAGAGGGATTGATAATAGATGGCATGTGCGCCTCCTCAAAATAGTTGATGAGGCGCGCGAAGAGCCTCCGCGACTATTTATTGAGAGGCTAGTTGGGTCAGGTGTCTGCGCTGTTCCTGACCGAGTGCCAGAAGGCCATCGCGTTGATCAGGTGGAACTCCCGACTGCCTTTTGTGTAAGTGCTAGACTGGCTTTTGAGATTGTCGATAACAAGCTTGCGGTCGTCACTTCGAAAGCCACGGAACAAAGAGTTGAACTGATCCCTCACATCATCACCAGGCCCGGTGTAGAGACCCTTGGGAACAAAGATTTGAAGAGTGGCTGTGCCATACTGCACAACTCGGTGGTTCTCGCCGAGAGCAGTTTCTTCTGACAAGCCGGGATTGATGATCCAGCACGTCCAGACTTGCGTATCGTCGATATCTTCGTCTGGCTGGTTCTCGACGAGGAGTTGAAGTTCCTCGACATTCATGTTGTCGAAGAGGTGATCTGTGAGAGCCTTGATATCTAGGTTCAGCATGTCAGCTTCCCTTCACGGCTGTCACTACGGCATTTTCTACCCAACCGGCTGGAGCCTTAGGGCTGTGACCGTGGGCGAGGGGAACCGCATATTCGGTGTTGTTCTCGATGACGCCGTTCTGGAACGGCTTGGTTGGCGTCTCGACCGTCCAAGCACCGCGAAAGGTTCCCTCATCGACCGGGCTCGCCAGCACTAGGTTCTTGTGCGCGTCGAGCGTGACCTTCGCGGCCACCTCAACCTGCTTGGCTTCCACCATCTTCTGGATAGCGCCACGCTTGCTGACGAGGTCGGAAATATCAATCTTGATCATCAGGCCACCTCCGCCATGTAGAAGATCGGCTGTCCCTGTGGGGTGACGCGCGTGACCTTGCCGATGATCCAGCTGCTCGTGCCCATGATCAGCGTTTCACCCTCGACGGGTTCAGTGAGCAGCGTAGCGAGGGTTGGATAGCTCTTGCGCCCATCGACGCCCGTCACCTCGACAGGCCCTACAACGGCCCGCGTAGGGCGGCTCTGGGGCTGCTGAGTAACCGTGGCACGGCCCGCGCGCTTCGCGGCGAGCGCAGGGGCAGGCGGGGCGGTGCTGGTTAGCGTGGCATCCGCGCCAAACTCGTGCAGCATGTCAGCCATGAAGGGATAGAATTCGTAGTAGAGGTTCACTGCGTCACCTTGCCGACGAACAGGCCAGGCGCAGCATGAGCCTGGAGGGGGCGAACCAGGGCTGTAATGTAGGGGTAAGGATCACCGGAAGCGGCGAAGTATTCCACTTCCTTCTTGAAGCCAGCGCCTTCCTTCTTTTCACTTTTAAGCGCGGGGGTGTTCGCGACCTGTGGAGGCGTGACCTGGAAGATTGCTGCTAGGCGGAAGATCGCGCTATCGAGAATGCGGCCCTCATCAGCGGTCAGGTAGCTCCTGATCGAGTAAGTGTTGCGGATATAGTCTTCCGCGTCGGTGAGCAGGGCTTG